GAAAAGAAGGTCTAAAAGTGTTGTCATCAAAGCTGTTCCAAGACAAAGTCATGTCTGTTGCTACCTGAGCAGCAATCTCAGCATCACTCTTGACATTCTCCCCCATAAAAATTTCCGCCTCTGCCTCGGTGTCTGGAATCATAGACGGGTCCATGCCAATTGTTGCACCTGTCTTTTGTTGAAATGCCATAAGCTGCTTCTTCAGTGCAACCTGGATCTCAATTCTTTTTTTGTCCCTGTTCTTTTCAGAGGACGACAGAGGGTCAACGGCCTCTAGGTTTGGATAAAGATTTCTACCCAGGATCTTGTTTACCACAATCCTCACAAACTTGGGCAGGATAGGTACTGGTGTAAAGTCCAAATTCATCAAGCTACCATCGCCTGCATTTGGATCTGCATTATTTAGAAGTCGCTTGTAAATGCTGGTGTCTTGCACACCTGTAGCATAATCTTTGTTTTTCTTAAACAGATTGTATCGTTTTGAAAACAAAGAGTTACTGTCAGACTTTTTCCCCCACTGAGACTCAATAGCTTTAGCATATCTCAACCCATAGCCCTTACCCTCCTTCTCTTCTTGAGAAGCAAGTGGATCGGGGAAGTTTTTCTTACCGCTATATTGTTTCATTTAAGAGAGAGTATATGGCACAAATATAAGGAATTAGCCTATGACACTATATCGTCTAAAAAAGCGACGCTCATCGAACGATTTAACCTTTTTCTTTTTCACTTTCTGAGCAGCCAAAAGAGCAAGACCTGAACTAATTGTCAAGTCAAACTTTGTCCTGTTGTCTATCTTGTAGGCTATCCAGTCTTCAAGAGTTTCATTGAAGTACATGTTGCCAACCTCAAGTGTTTCATGATTGATGCCAACATGGTCATGTATGTAGGATTCAATCGCGTGAGCATGCGACTGGATGATATCCTGAGAGTTTGATGGAATGCCTTTGGTCTTCACCTTTACCTTAGCGCTGCTGGTCTTTAGGTGTTGCGGTCTATCCATTAGGTAGCCATCGTAACCCCTTGATTCAAAGTATCTTGCGATACCGTACTTATTGTTTTCAATTAAGAGTGGGTATCCGTAGAAGAAGGCAGCCATCAATACATCCTCGTAAAAGATTTTTGCCAGTGGAGGACGTGAAGCATACTCCAAAACAAACATGTTTGATGGATGCTCCATATGAAACTTGTTGTATAAATGAAGCGCACCCTTTGAACCCCTGCCGTCAACTGTGGCATCTAGATCGTATGAGTCAACACCACCACAGCCCATCTCAGCATTAGGTGCAACTCGTTTGCCCTTGATTGTTGCTTTCTTGTTTCTTAAATCTACAGGTGGCATCCACGAAACTTTAAATCTCCCATTAGGATCTGGTGTAAAAACCACCTCGGTATCCTGCACTCCACCCTTCCAGATGAAATTACCCACTACTACAGGGTTGGGAAACAACTCTTCGTTGTGCTCTACCTGCTCGTAGATTTTACCAATATTAAATACACTGCCCTCAATGCTATCTCTAAAGGCTTCATCAGAGGTAAAAGGAAACTGACGAATAACCTCATTCATCTCAGAAGCATTATGCTTCAGTGACGATCTTTCGTTCTTGAGATACGTCTTCGCTCCGATATCAATAGTATCACCATCAAGACCAGATAATACAGTATCAGGGTCTTCAATGACTGGATGTCCGTGAGCGTCGAAGAAGCCTTCAAGAGACTCATACGCAGGAATAAACAAGCGATATAGACCGCTGCGAGTTCTACCATTTTTGTTTCTTTCTAGTGGATTAGAGTCCTCCCATAAGGCCTTGTATTCTTTGCCACCCTTTGACATAGGGTTTACAGTGCTGCCAACCAGGGCCTTGCCTACAATTCTCTTACCTACAATTAAGCATGTTCTCTGTATCCTCCAGGCATCTCTAATGTCAGTGGGCTTCTCCCACTTACCTGCCTCATCAAGATAAAGTATGTGCAGCTTTTCACCATCGTATGCATTGTTCGTGGTGTTCTTCCAATTGATAACTGTATTGAGAGCCTCTCCCTGCTGAGAGGTTTTGTTGTTCTTGGTGATCCTCTTTGACGGCTCACGAAAGGCAAGCTCCATACGGGGATTGGTGGTACCGTCTTGAATGGGTTTGAAGAAGAATGGGTAGTGTCTAAACATGTAGACCACCTTCTTCATGAAGATGTTTTCTTGCGCGTCTTTACCCGTCTTTGACTGGATGCCGAGGAGTTTATCCTTGATCTGCGTAGCTTCATCAACCAAGATTGAAGAACAGATATTAGTGTATCCAGAGCGACGGCATTTAGTGTAGAGCTGACCGATGCAACGCGGATCAGACTCGCACGCAGCAAGGTGTATAAATATTTCACGCTGGAAGGAAAGGTAAGACGGATATCCAATATCCATCCTAGTCCACTGAAGCATCATGTAGTGCCGACCCGTAATATATGTAGGGACACCATTGTTGAAAAACCAAAAGCCGTCACGCCTGCGGCGAAACTCCTCTTCGATATACGCAGAAAATTTTTGTCGAAACTCCCTAGGCATCTCCCCCCACTCATCCATAGACTTAATCCTAGACAGCTCCTTTGGCATAGAAACCCTCTCCCACAATTGCAGATGCTTTGGACTTCCATATCCTGCAATTTCTTTTTTGGGAGGCTGAGAGGGAAGAATAATGAGTAGCCCACCGAGTTCAATACTTTCACCTTTCGTACCCTGGGGGCATATGCTAACCGCCTGCTCGTCATAATTATCGACCTTGACCAGCATATGCTTTGGAGTAATTTTTAGAGTTCTTGTTCTTTGACTGCTTGGTCTTAGCGTGAACCCCTTTTCTTTTGATACGCTTCTTTTCGACCTTAACGGTTAGATTTCGCATTTTCATTTATTCCTACGTTCAATTGTTTTTATCCTGTGACAGTTAGAACACCTAACCTCACACTTTCTAATTTCTTCTTTTATTGCTTCAATAGAGTAGCTTCCATTGACCATGTCTGAAACATTGCCAACCTTCTCGCCACTAACATGATCAAAGTCTAAAACCCTTGCATCAGACTGACCGCAATCAACACATCGACTAAAGGACTTTACCCTAGATATAAAATCTCTCGCCCACTTTCTTTGAGACTTATTCCACTTCTTTGCTTTCTTCTTGTACTTTTCGATATTGTCAAGATAGTACCTCTTATGGTACTCGTGTTGATAGGCTCGTCTTTTATGGGGGTCCTTGAAGGGCATCACTCATTGCAACCTTCGTTCCAAGATGATTCCCAAAACTTATAGTCAATCTTGTTTTTTTCCCAGACTATCTCTTTCCAATCACTTCGAAAATCTTTCAGCGAATCCTCCGCTGTAGTCTTTGGCTTGTTCGATTGATCCATTGTCATTAAGGTCTTTGATCATTTGTTCTAGTCGTTGTCTTTCAACGAGTAGTTCTTTGCAGTCGGTAGCTGTTTGCTTGATAGACTGAAGCTCAGCCTTTCTAGCGCTTCCATTGATATCAGGGTCAACAGGTTTTTTAATTTCATCTATCATGTTGTTGATTGCAACCTCCATAGATGACATCAAGCGCTTGGCAGCCTCAATCGTTGTAAACTTCTTGCGTGACAAAATTGATGTATTTAGGTGTCTTCTCTCCCACGTAAGCACTTACAACATTGTAATCAAGAAACTCTATGGCTTCATCAGAATCCATACCCTCTTCGACAAGCACCTCTATCATCTTATTGATATCGTATACTGCCACCACATCGGGGCCATAGGTGCAGCCAACCAGGGCGGATTCAAATCCATCTGCGGTGAGGCACTCTTCTTCCGCCAGCATCTCCATAAGTTGTTCTTTGTCAATCATTTCTCAGCGTATAGAAGGTCATCTAGTCTTGTTCTGTAATACTCTTTACCATCAATGGTAATCCTGTAGTCTCGATTCTCTTTGAAACCTACAACGTCACCCACCTTTAAATCCATCTCCTCAATCCAAGGAGCCGTAAAAGCGACACGACCCTTTGTAGGTAACTTCTTTTTAAGTTCGACCACTTCGATGACATCTGACTTGGTCTTTAGTTCTTCTTGTTCAACAGCCTCAAGCAGGGTCCAACCAGCCAAGGGCTTAATCTCACCGTCCTTGTTCTTGTGTGCAATGGCTTGATTGTTAATTGTATGACTAGGGTCATAGCGCACAAGATAATGATTTTCTTCTCCAGTTAAAATCTGACCTTCATTCATTACAACGAGGTGATGAAAGTATAAGGTGTCACCAGCCTCAACGCCAGTGTCATGTTTAATGGGTGGAGACACAACAGGGCCCTCTGTTACCCTATGTTCAAACTCGTTGAAGCGAGAATCAACATACAGGGTCAACCCTTCTTTTGTTGTTATTGTGTCTTTGATTTGTTTTTCTAACTCTACGACAAATAAGTCTAAGGTTTTCATTTGAATGTATTTAATTAATATCCTCCCGACCCACCTCCTGATGATCCAGAAGATGAATAGACAGATCGTATTCTATTTGATGTTTCGTTTGCAAGTTCCTTCATGGTTGATTGAACCAGTAAATCAGCGCTTCTTGTAATAGGCCTAAGTCGATCATGAGCTTCTACTTTATGAAACCCACCAACCATAGCTCCACGATTAAAGTGAATGTGATATGCACCGATATATTCCGTACCATCAGGCCTACGGAACTCACCACCAGTTGTGTATAGCTCTGTTCTAACCATGTCAAAAATTACAATCAAACTCCAACATACAGGGCATTTCGTCTACACTTTTCCAAAGCGTTTGCGAGTCTTCATCCTGTAGGTAGATGAGATACCTGTTCTTTCCGTATCTGTGAAGATGTCTTTCATCGTGAATGATGGCGCTTACTTCTCCTCGACCTGCACGCATGCCTAGATAGTATGCCATAGCATCTTTGGGATCTTTCCCAATGACAATTTTTCTAATTACTCCATCCATTTTATTCTAGATCTATTCCCAAACCATCTAGCAGATCAGTCAAATCATTTTCATCAAGCTGTTGCTTGGATTCATTCTGATAGTTTGAGATGATAAACTCTTGTATTTCAACTAGTTCACTAAAGTCTTCTACATTAATACTATACATCGCGCTGACCTTAGACATGTCATCGGGCATAGGGTTAAGTAATCC